GAGAGCGTGCATGTGCATGCCCAAGGCCCCAAAGCCCATAGCCCCTAAGACGCCTGCCGCTGCTCCTGCAGCCCCTCTGCCTACCGCCGAGAACCTGAAGCTCAACGAGCGCCGGACCTCCAAGGATGGCAAGTACGGCAATGACACTGCCCGATCCCGGCGCACCCTCCGCACTGACGTGAAGATGTCAGGCCGCTCCGGTGCAAACATCCCGAAGATGGGCTAGTCCATGTCAGAGAAATCCGCACAGGAACAATACTCAGCGTGGACTTCGGTTCGCCAGCAGTTCCTTACACGGGCCCATGAATGTGCGAAGCTGACCATCCCAACACTGGTGCCGTTCGACAGCGAACAGAGCCAGCGCAATGTGGATGTTCAAGTCGAGCAACCGTGGCAGTCCGTAGGCTCCACAGGAGTGAACACACTGGCAGCCAAGATGCTGCTCACACTCCTCCCGCCCAACAGTCCTTTCTTCAAGTTGACTATGGGCCGCAAAGAACGCCAAGAACTCCTCCAGATGGAAGGCCCTGAGGCCGACGCATTCGCAGCTGAGATTGATGCTGCACTGCAATCCATCGAACAGGAAGTCGTTCGCAGTATCGAGCGCACGCCGCTCCGCACTGTTCTGTTCTCGATCCTCAAGCATCTGCTCGTGGCCGGGAACGTCCTCCTATACATCGGCGAGACCCCTCGTGCTTTCGCCCTGCACCGCTATGTCGTCCGCAGAGACGCTTCCGGCAACCTCATGAAGATCGTGGTGAAGGAAGTCGTCGACAAGATGACACTCCCCGCCAAGATGATTGCGGATGCTCTCAAGGCTGGGAAGTTGAAAGACAACCCAGACGCTGAGGTCACCATTTACACGGTGATTGAACGCTCTCGCGGCGACAACTGGACCTCCTATCAAGAGGCCTTCGGTATGGAAATCCCCGGCACTCGGGGCATCTACAAGACCAACACGCTTCCGTGGGTTGCCCTTCGGATGATCGTTGTGGACGGTGAGGACTACGGTCGCTCATACGTGGAGGAACTCTTCGGAGACCTCCAGTCTGCCAACGACCTCATGAAGGCAATCGTCGAAGGCGGCTTGATCTCTGCCAAGTGTCTCTGGATGGTGAACCCAAATGGGCTTACCGACGAAGACGACCTCATGAACGCTGCCAATGGCGACACCGTCTCTGGCCGACCTGAGGATGTCGTGGCACTGCAGGCCAACAAGGCCAGCGACTTCAGTGTTGCAGAACGCGTACTGGTCTCCACCGTCGAGCGCCTCAAGAGTTCGTTCCTGATGCATGCCTCCGCCACGCGGCAAGGCGAGCGCGTCACGGCTCACGAAATCCAGACGATGACGCAGGAGATCGAAGACACACTGGGCGGCTACTACTCCGTCCTCTCGCAGGAACTCCAGCTCCCTATCGCTCGTCGATGGATGGGCGTGATGGAACGCAAGGGTGAACTCCCAGTCCTACCAACAGGCTCCGTCGAGCCTATGATCGTGACAGGCATCGATGCCCTCGGTCGCGGTCAGGACTTGAGCCGCCTACGTGGCTTCATCGGTGACCTTGTGAACGCTGCCGGTGCGCTGCCAGCGATTGTCCAACGTATCAAAGACGACGAACTCATCCAGCGATTGGCCAATGGCCACGGTGTGGATGTCACAGGTCTCATCAAGACCACCGAAGAGCTTCAAGCCGAAGCTGAACAACAACAACAAGCCGCCATGCAGCAGGAAATGATCTCGAAAGGGACAGGACCTGCGATCCAAGGCATGGCCGCTCAAGCACAGGGAGCGCCTCAATGAGTGACGCTATTTCCGTAGGTCCAACACTGGACAGCCTATCTGACACACCCGGCGTTGTCGTCGAAAGCAACTATGAAGGCGGCATGGTCGACCTTCAGCGTGCGCCTGCAGAACCTGAGGCCGATCCTGAGTTGATTGGTGGCAAGTTCAAGACACAAGATGACCTCTTGAAGGCTTACAAAGAGCTTGAGAGCGGCATCGGGAAACCGAAGGAAGACGCGCCTGCTGCCGAAGAGAAGCCTGCCGATCCCTTGAAGATGGGTGAGCCGGAACCTGAAGCTGAGGGCGATCCTGTTGAAGGTGAAGAGGAGCCTGCTGCCGAAGAGGCACCTGCTCTGAACGTGCAAGAACTGTCGACCCAGTACCTTGAGACCGGCGAGCTGACTGAGGACAACTACACCGCCCTCGCAGCCGTAGGCATCTCCAAGGAATACGTCGACGCTTTCGCGGAGGGCATCCAAGCCACTCAGACCCTTCGGACCCAAGAGTTGCACAAGGCAGCTGGTGGTGAAGAGGAGTTCAACGCACTGCTGAAGTGGGGCGGTGCAAACCTCTCCGAAGAGCAGCAGTCTGCCTTCAACACAGCCACGGAAGTTGCTGTAGGCGAGGGTGACTTCACCGCCGCCACCATGCTCATCCAAGGCGTCAAGTCTCAGATGGTCGGCAACGAGCCCAACCTGCTCAACACTACCACTGACGTGTCCGACCCTGCTGTCCAACCATTCGGCAGCCAGTCGGAAGTCTCAGCAGCCATGCGTGACCCCGCGTATCGTTCGGACCCTGCCTACGTTGCCAGTGTCCAAGCGCGTCTCGCCGTCACCAACCTGTAATGGGCTGGGGTAACATTCTGGGATCAGTCCTCGGCATGGCCGGTGATTGGTTCCAAGGTCAACGTGAGCGCCAACATGCTCGCCTGACAGCCGACATCGCTATCGAGACTGCGCGGGCAACCGCCGACATCGATTGGGATATCATCCAAGCCCAGAACTCCAAGCACAGCCTCAAAGACGAGCTGTGGCATATCGTACTCGCAGCCCCCCTTGTTGCGATCTTCTTCCCCTCTCTCCAGCCTCACATCATCGTGGGCTTTGAGAGCCTTGAACTCGTCCCTGAGTGGTACATTGCTGGCGTTGCGCTGGCGATTGCATCGGCCTTCGGATACCGCGAGTTCGTACGCCCATTCATGGAAAGGATGCACGGCAGGAACCGCTAGACCTATGCAGGTTCCCCCCTTACATTGCCTTTTGTACATGGTCTCTTGGTCGGGACCGTGTGTGTGAATGGAGACCCTCGTCGAGCTGTGGTGGCTTGGCGGGGGTTTCTTATGTTGAAACGTAGCTCAGAGGGTAGAGCGCCTCCCTGTTAAGGAGGTGGTCGCAGGTTCGATCCCTGCCGTTTCAGCCAAGTAGGGATAGCTCAATGGTTAGAGCATCAGGCGTCGTGGCTTAGTGCCGGTCTGAAGACGTGGGTTCGACCCCCACTCCCCGCTCCATCGAAGTTAGAAGTCCATCGAAGTCCAAGTGTGTGCTGCTCTCTAGTAGGCAGCTTGGCCCTCTCCGATATCTCAGATCGTTGGCCCTGACAGTTCTCCCCTGAGGGGGATAGCTCAAGGACACCCCTCTGTGCCGGGACGAGGAATTGAGGCCACCCCCAAACCTCAACAGATGGAAACACAGCTATGGCTGCTCCTAACTTTACACTACTCCGTGGTGGTCAAATCAATCAGGCCGGTGATGATCGCGCCCTGTTCCTCAAGACTTATGGTGGCGAGGTCTTCACAGCATTCGAAGAGATTTGTGCCTTCAAGGACCGACACTTCACGCGTACCATCGCGTCTGGTAAGTCCGCCCAGTTCCCGTCTATCGGCGGTAAGACTGCGGAGTACCACACTCCCGGTACGATGATCGTGGGTGCGCCGGGTAACCTCGCAGAGACCCTCATCACAATCGATGACTTCCTGCACTCCAGCTCGGCGATCACTGAGATCGACCAAGCGATGTCTCACTTCGACTATCGTCAGCCATTCTCCACCGAAGATGGCCGTGCGATTGCTCGTGCGTTCGATGAGAACGTCGCCCGCGTCGGTGTTCAGGCTGCCCTCAACACCACTTCCCGTTTCGCCGGTACTGGTGACATCTACGAAAGTCGCACAGTTGGTAAGGTTGTCGACGTCGCGGACACAGATACAGACGCGGCTATCCTGAAGGCCGCTATGGTCACCATGGGTATCAACTTCGACGAGAAAGACATTCCCGACGAAGACCGCAACTTGTTCCTGAAGCCTGCCCAGTACGCCCTTCTGGCTGCTGATAACGACACCATCAGCTCTGACTACGGCTCGGCGTCCGACATCCGCACTCTGAAGATGCGCTCCTTGCTCGGCTTCAACATGATCAAGACCAACCGTCTGCCACAGACTAACGTCACCGGCACCTACGGCAACAAGTACGATGTAGACGCACGGAACGTCGTGGCACTTGCCATGCTTCCGGGTGCTGTTGGTACTTTGAAGGTCCGCGATCTTTCGGTCGGCATGACTGGTGAGGACTACAAGGTCACTCACAACTCGACCCTCGTATCCTCGAAGATGCTCGTTGGCCACGGCCAGCTGCGTCCTGAGATGGCTGGCGTAATCCGTACAGCCGCTCCCGTCTAATCCATAACCACTAACCCTGAAGGGGCCTTGAGATTTATTTCTTAGGGCCCCTTTTTTTCGCATAAGGATCAACGAGATGAACACCACTCCGATCACCGAACTCGCTGCGGTGAACATCATCCTCCAGAACGATGGCGAGGCCCCGGTTGCCTCCCTTGCCGAAGCTGGCTTTGAGGAAGCTGCAGATGCTGTAGCTGTACTCGAAGAGATTGCCCGTACTGTCCAAGACAGCGGCTGGGCCTTCAACACTGACTTCAACCGCAAGTTCACCCCTGACGTGAATGACGAGATCGTCCTCCCCACGGACACCCTCTGGATCAAGCCGACCAACACGTCGCAATCCATGAGCCTCGTTGAGCGCGCACGGAAGCTCTATGACCTCCTAGAGAACTCCTACAGTTTCACCCAGCCAGTCTATCTGGACGTCTGTCAGATGATGGACTTCCCCGATCTACCCAGCTCTGCGCGGTACTACATCACCATCCGCGCCGCTCGTGTATATCAGGCCCGTGGCACTGGCTCTGGATCACAGAACCAATTCACCCAGCAGGACGAAGCGATGGCCCAATCGGCTCTACGCAAGTCCGACCTGCGCGCCAAGCCTCGTGGCTTCTTCAGGAACCCTGCGAACGCTCGGGCCCTGCAGCGGAGACCAATGTAATGCTTCTTGATCAACCGATCCCGAACCTGAACGGGGGAGTGAGCGAACAACCGGCGCTCGCCCGTTACCTCAACCAGCTCGAAAGCATGACCAACTGTATGTCCGATGCTGTCGAGGGTCTCTCTAAGCGACCGCCGACCGAGCATGTCAAACGCTTGATCTCAGGTGTGGATGCTGCCGCGCCGGCTGTGTTCCCTATCGACCGGGACACGGACAACCGCTTCGTGGCTCTAGTCCGCAACGGACGTGTGGAAGTCTACGACACCGTGGATGGCTCTGAACGCCCAGTCACGAACGCCACCAACGCCTACCTCAACACGTCGACACCTTCGACATCTCTCAAGACCCTGACCATCGCCGACTACACCTTCATCGCCAACCGGGAAGTCACAGTCCTTGCGGACGTCGCAACAGCCCCCACACGCCCCAACGAGGGCATCGTGTTCGTACGGGCTGGCAACTACGGCAAGACGTACACCATCACGCTGAAGAACAAGTCGACCGGCGCTACGATGGATACCGCTTCCTTCGTAACCCCTCGCGGTGATGATGTGGCCCACATTGACCAGATTGATGCTGCATACATCGCCACCCGGCTGCACAGCGGCATCGGCGGTGGCTTCACGACTACCCGTGTGGGCTCTGTGATCTACCTGACGCATGCCACTGACTTCGACATCGACGTTGAGGACGGTCAAGGCAAGCAGACCATGAAGGCATTCAAGGATGAAGTTCAGAGGTTCTCTGATCTCCCTGAGGCTGCTGAAGAGGGCTTGGTCCTGAAGGTCATCGGAGACCAGACGTCAGCGTTTGACGACTACTGGGTCCGCTTCAACGGTAAGGTCTGGGAGGAAACTCTTGAGCCCGGTCTGATCACAAGGCTGGACGCTACGACAATGCCAGTCGCGCTGGTCCGCAACCCTGACACCACCTTCGAGCTTATCACGCTCCCGTGGGTGGATCGAGTTGTGGGCGATGACGACAGCGCACCATTCCCTTCGATCACGAACCTCAAGCTCTCCAGCATGTTCTACTTCAGGAACCGCTTGGGCTTCCTCGCTGACGAGAACGTCCTCCTGTCTCAGGCTGGTGACTATTTCAACCTGTTCAAGACCACAGTGACCCAAGTCCTCGACAGCGATCCGGTGGACGTGGTGGCTGGTGACGCATCTGGTGAGAGTTCGCCAGTGTCGATCCTTGAGCATGCCGTGGCATTCGACCGCAAGCTGGTCCTCTTTGCGCGCAACGCTCAGTTCATCATGGGAGCCGATGGCATCCTCACGCCTTCGACTGCAGTCCTTGATCCTGTCACAGCCTTCCAAGCGTCTGCTCACTGCAGGCCGGTGAGTGCAGGGCGCTTCATCTACTTCGCATTCGACCGTGACGGTGCCTCAGGTGTCCGTGAGTTCTACGTCGATGGTGCCTCACAGACCGAGGATGCTGTCGAGGTGACCGCTCACTGCCCAACCTTCCTGCCGACCGGCATCACTTCGATGACTGGCAGTACCCTTGAGAACATCATCTTGGCGATCTCCGAGGATACCCCGAACAAGCTGTACACCTACAAATACTTCTGGGGTGGCGAAGAGAAGCTTCAGTCAGCTTGGGGCGTCTGGGAGTTCGATGCTGATGACGTGATCCTGAGCTGCGACTTCTTCGACAACATCGCTTACATGGTCGTGCAGCGCACCGATGGGTATCACCTCCAGCGCGTACGGTTCCGTCCGGGTCTCGAAGACACAGGTTTGGATTACTTCACGCTGCTGGATCGCCGCGTACAGGCTGGTGAATACACTGCCGCGTATGATGGCGTGAACGACCGCACTGACTTCACGCTGCCGTATCTGGCACCCACCGATACTCAGGTGGTCACAGTGTACAGCCCCGGTGATCTCCATGCCCCCGGTCAGAACCTCTCCGTCACCGTGACTGGGCCCTATGTGGTCTCAGTACCGGGAGATGTGACGACATGGGATGTGGTGATCGGTGTGCCGTACGAGCAGGAGTTCCAGCTCACTCGACCATACCCAATGACCCAGAGCGCCACCGGAGGCCTTACAGCCAACACCGAGGCCACCTTGAAGGTCAGGGACTACTCCCTCGACTTCGCCAACACCGGCTACTTCAAGGCCACGTTCACCCCAAAGCACCGCACGCCAGTCGTGAAGGAGTTCTCTGGGAAGATACTGGGTGCCACTGCGCTGTCCATACCTCCGCTGGAGGAGGGCACCTTCCGCATCAAGACGAAGACCAAGAACTCTCTCTGGTCTCTCACCATCACCAACAACAGTCCCTTCCCAAGCAGCTTCCTAGCGGCCTCGTGGAGGGGCCTCGTAGAAAGCAAATCACGCCGTGTCTAACATCACAGTCACTGCAGCTACCCGCCGAGACTTGGAGTTCATCTCCGACAATCTGCGGCCAGCTGACTTCGAGGAGTTCTTATCCGCGTCCGGGCGACACCCATTCAAGGTGTTCGCTCGGCGCGTTCTGGCGCTCCCCGGTTCTCTCGTTGCCCTTATGGACGGAGAGCCTATCGCCGCCTTCGGTATCTTCGAGGACGGTGACCACTGGTCTCCATGGCTCATGGGGACTGACAAACTGGCAACCTTCAGCGCCGCCAAGGCCATGCTGCTTCTAGGCAGAACCTATTTGGCCCACTGGTACGATCAGTACGGCGAGCTGAAGCATCACGTCTACGCCAAGAATACCCTCCACATCCGATACCTCGAAGCTCTGGGCTGCAAGATCGGAGACCCTCAACCTTTCGGTCCCTTCGGGGCCCAGTTCAAGGAGTTCCGCTATGTGCTATGTGCCCGGTGTAACTGAAATCGCTATCGCCTCCACAGTCATGTCCATGGCGTCCGCTGCTGTCGGACATATGGGGCAGGTGGAACAGGCGAACCAAATGAATGACGCCTTCGCGGCCAACCAAGAGGCTTCCATCGACGCCTATCAGGGTGACATCGAAGCTGCCAACCTCGACAGCATGGCTGCTCAAGAGAGCGCCACCCAACAGCGGATCGCCGCAAGCCAAGAAGGTCTCGCAGCTCGTGGAGCCGCACGGGCTTCTGCAGGTGAACGTGGGGCCGGTGGCCTCTCCGCAGCCGCCCTTGAGCGCGACCTCGGCTTCCAGTCAGGTCAGCATGTTGCCAACATCAACCGTAATGCCGAACTGGATGGACAACGTCACCGCCTGAATACTCGTGGTGCCCGTAACGCCGCCCAGTCTCGCATCAACTCCCGCCAGCAGAGCAAGGGTCCAAGCCTCATGGCTCTGGGCGTGAAGCTCGGCAGTTCAGCTGCCAGTGGATACTCGATGCGTCAGAGCATGAACGCCGCAGCAGCAGTAGGACAAGGCTAATGCCACAACAGAAACTTTCAGGCCCTGAGGGCATCCGTAGGGGTGGCTTTCAGGGAGGCGTTCATGTCTCCCCCGCGGCCATTACCGAAGACACAGGCCTCCTCCAGTTGGCCGACAGTCTCGCACAGTTCACTGGAGCTGCCACTGGTGCTGCCACGCAGATGCACGATCAACGCATCGCTGACTTACGGCGCACCGGGGCTGATGAAGCCGCGCAGATACAGTCATCCTTCCAAGGGTACACAGCCGACCAGATCGGTGAGGCCCTTGAGGGTGAACCTCTGGCAGAACGCTTCCGGCAGAACCCGTACATCCTCCCAGCTCTACAGGTCCACCGCGGGCGCGTAGCAGCTGACGACACAGCCTCAGCGATGATCTCCGCTGGTGTTGATCCAAGCGACGGAGAGGCGGTCCAGCAGTATCTGCAGGAGAACCCTTCGGACACCTCGGACAGCTTCTTCTCTCGCGGTATGAACGAGCAGATGGATCGGTACCGGGCCCAGTGGGCTCAGGCTCAGATGCGTTCGGGACTTCAGGAAGCTGAAGCCACTCGGGTGCAGGCTGCCGGTCGTGAGTTCCAGACTGTATTCGAAGACACTGGCGATCTCGGACAGGCCGTAGCGAGCCTCAGAAGTTCCGAGCTGGGCCTTCGTGGCACAGACATCACAGGCATCCTGATCTCCAGCATGCGCGCTGCCGCCCAACGCGGTGACGCTGACTACGTGGAGAGCCTCGCGAACCTGTCCCGATCTGACGGCATCCCGACGCTGGCTGAAGATGCCAATGTGATGTCAGAAGTCGCAGGCTATCGTGAACAGGCTGACCTCCGTGCGCGACAGAACGCACAAGACGGTCACATCCAGACCCGGACTGATCTCTATGATGTCATCCGCGAAGGTGCGACACTGGATCAGCTTCACAGTGACCCTCGTTTCGAGAGCCTCCCTGAGAGCATGCAGTCCATGGTTCATGAGCGGTGGTACTCGGATCAGAACAACCGACAGACCCAAGCTCGCCAACAACACACTGGATGGTTCCGCCGTACCTCTCGCGCTGAAAGCGACAGCTCTGCCATAGACCTTCTGGTTGCTGGCCGGGGCGAGGAGATTACCGACATCGATCTCACTGATGACGCCACAGGTACGAATGTCCACTACAGCCGCAACGAGCGGATCGAAGGTGCCACCCGATACTTCCGTGACCAGTACCTCGGAGAGAACCCCTTGGCCGTCCCGGCTGAAGAGGGTGAGAAGTACCGAGTGTACACCCAGCGCCTCGCTGATGGTGACCTTCACGACCCGATGCTCCAGCGGTATCTCGATGGCCTTGGCGGTATGATGACCGTAGAAGGGATTATTTCCAGTGCCCCTGATGTCGCCCAAGGCTACACCATGTATTCAAACATGGACCCAGTCACAGCTCGGCGGTACGTCACTGACCCTCGCTCACGTTCCGTCTTCGAACAGATGGATCGCTACATCCAGCGCGACCCCGATCTTGACCCGGCTGAAGCTGCAACAAGAGCTGTCGCGTTCGTGGATATGGACAGACCCCGTCTCCAAGACACCAGCAGGCTTCTTCGCGACACTGTGCGCAACCTTGAAGTCGATGACCCGGCAACTGGCGGGCGTCGTGGTCTCTTCTGGAGACGTCTGGACCCGAACACTGTCGACCCTGCGTACAACGCCGCTCAGGCTTGGGTAGGCGATCGCGTCCACGAATACACCGCGTACATGGGACAGGAAGACGCAATCGCGATGGCGCAGGCTGACTACCAGTCTGAGCACACAGTCGTGAACGGCTCCATCCTCGCCCTTCCAAATGGCCCTATGGCCGACCCTACTATGTCCCGAGAAACACCTACCAAGTGGCATGAGCGTTCCACTTCATTCCTGAACGGTCTCGCCGATCTGGCAGGCACTGAAGGCATCGAAGGGTACACCATGGATCACGCTGGTGGGAACGCATACATCGTCCATGCTCCTGACGGGAGTGTGAACTTCTACACAGCCGAGGCTATCCGACGCGCGTCCGAAGTACGGGACCGCCACCTCGCCAATCTTGAGCAAGCCGAGCATGCCGCAAGCAACCAACGGGCTGCCGAGGATGCTCTCAACCCATCCACCGATATCGACATGTCTTCCAGTTTGCCCCAACGCGGCGCAGGAAGGCGGTACTAACCCAGACTAGGAGACAGCATGGAACGAGATGAATATCTCACAGCCCTCGGGCAGGTCCTTCAGTACGCCCCCGGCGATCTTGAGGCCGAAGCTACCCCCGAGCGCGATGAAGAGAAGGTCTCTGAGATGGTCCTCCCGCCACTGGCCGAGGGGGAAACATCTGTTGCACAACAGCAGACCCCTTGGGTCCGGGTGCAGCGATACACAGACGGGAGCTTCAGAGGCTTGGAGTTCCCCTTCACTGACGACCTGTTCCGGCAGGACCTGCTCGGTGGCAACCTAGCCGATGAATACGAGACGCGCTCTCGTCGCGGTGGCTCTGCAATGATGCCGGGGAACGCACCCGAATACACCCCGACTGCTGAGGAGCTTGTGGCCACTGCAGACAGGTGGCAGCTAGATCAACGGTTCTACGACCGTCTCGCCACTGCCCACTCTGCCGACGATATGGACGCAATCGCGGAAACGTACGCCGCTCGAAACCTGAGAGACATTGCGATCTCCCAGAGTGACCATGGCTTTGGAGGCTTCGCAGCCCGCATGGCCGTCAACGCTTTCGACCCTGCCTTCCTGCTTACTGGTGGTACTGCCGGAGCAATCATGAAGGTTGGACGTGGAGCCACACGCCTCGGTAACGCAATGCGCGCTGCTGGTGCTGGCTTCGCTGCCGATACACCTCTGGAGCTTGTCCGACATCAAGTCGATCCTGCCACCACTTGGGCCCAGACGGCCATCGCTGTGATCGGCTCAACGACCCTCTCGGGAGCTTTTGGTTCCCTTGGTCGTGGGTTGGATGAAGCTGACGTCAAGTCTCTCGACAACGCTGCAGCTGATGCTGTGGATTACTTCGGGCAGGAAAGTGGCTCCGTGGGTGCTGCACAGCTCAAGCCTATCATGCGGGAACTCGAAGACGGCTCTGGTACGTGGGTCGCTGAAGGTGCCCCTGAGCAACTCCAAGCAACGATCCCCGGTACATCATGGGGCATCGGCGTCTTCGGGACACCTCTCAACTACCTGCAGCGATCTGTCGACAGCGTCACCCGTGACCTTGGGGCTCGCCTCAGCTGGAACCCGTTCTCCGGCGGCACCCAGCGTCAGACAGCTTTCGAGGCCCAGCGTCGTATCAATGACGCCATCGGCTCCTTCGTTCGTGAGGGCCGGTCGCACATGCGCGCCTACTTCAAGGCTCAGGGCAACCTCAGCTGGACAGGCGCTCCTACCACACTGCAGAAGCAGGAGTTCAACGTACTGGTGGGGCAGGTCCTCTCCGGTGTCAGAACAAGCACCGATGCGAACGTCAACGCCGCTGTCCGCGTATGGAGAGCAGCCAACGACGACACTCTTTCGTATGTGAAGAATGAGTTCCACAACGGCCCCGGCTCCCAAGGAGATGCGGGCAGGGGCCTTGATGAGTGGGCTGAGATCGAGAGTGATCCTTCCTACATGATGCGGATGTTCAGCCAAGACGGCTTCCGGCGCATCCAGAATACAATGGGCGGCAACAAGGGTGTGGCCAATCGCCTCACTGATGTTGTCTTTCGGTCCAACCGGGAGTGGCTCGAAGCTGCTGCCGAACGGTTCAACCTTGGGCGCTCTGGGAAACCGGACGCCACTGGTCGCATCAAGGACCCTTTGACTGGATACCAGATGGCACGGCGCATCGCCAACCAGTATGCCAAGACTGTCGAGAAGCTCACCAACCCGGCCATGAAGGACAACGTAAGTCCCCACAAGCCTGTGAGCTTTGCAGATCGCAACGCCGCTCGGGAGATCGTGCGGGACACCTTCAACGATGGACATGAGTTCGGTGACAATATCGAGGATGCCATCGACATGATGATGGACCTCCTTGCACCTGTGAAGAAAGGTGGAGGCACTGAGAGCCCGCGGGCCCGCAGCCGTCTCACGTTGCACCTTGACGCTGAGAACGACAAAGACCTGCTCGACATGTTCGAGTGGGATGCAGAGCTGACTGGTATGACATACCGCCGACAGCTTTCAGGCTACGCCGGGTTCCTCCGTGCCGGCTTCAGCTCCATCTCAGAGTTCGACAGCATGCTCAGGAAGATCGGGGACAACACCTCCGGTACATCTGCAGCACGCCAGAAGCGCGGCAGGAAAGAACGGGAACAACTGGGGCACATGCGCGACATGATCCTCGGGCGTGCCGAGCCTTCCATGTTCAAGTCGGACACATACAACTTCATCATGAACCAGATCAGGCGTTCCAACTTCGCCAACCTGATGTCCAACGTGGGCTTCCTTGGGTTGTCAGAGTTCGGTGGCGCATTGGTGAAGGTTGGCCCGATCCGGCTGTTCAGGCAGTTCCCTGCGTTCCTTGATTACTACAAGAAGGCACGAGCCGGTGATCCTGAAGCATCCAAGAGCCTCTTCGCCCTGTCCGATGTCATCATGGGCCACGGGTCCACACAGCTCCGCTCCAGTCTGCAGGCGAAAGCCAACAGGTACGAGGGTGACTTTGAGGACATGATCGACCCTGCCAACAGGGTGCAGGAACGCATTGATACGCTCACTCGTAAGTCTGCCAACGCCACGTCGCGCTGGTCAGGCATGGGCCCACTCTCTGAGTATTTGCGGATGGCAATCGCCACTGCAGATGCACAGGACTGGGTGAAGGCTGCGCGTAAAGGCAAGCCTCTCTACGAGCCTCGTCGCATGAGAGCGATGGGTATCGATGATGAGATGTGGACCCGGATCAGTAACCAGCTGCGCCGTACAGAAGACACCAAGTCTCCTGATACCGGACAGTCGGTGCCTGAGTTCGATCTGGCTCGCTGGGATGACCCTGAAGCTCTGAACGTATGGATCAACGCCATCGACCGTAACACACGTCGACTGGTGCTTGAGGGAGACCTTGGTGGACAGGCGCTGATCATGCGTCGCTCACCGTTCCTGCAGTTGATCTTCCAATTTCTGGGGTTCCCGTTGAACGCCTTCTCAAAGCATGCCGGTTTCGCCATGAATGTTCATGACAGCCGTGCTGCTGCAGAGACCATCGCGATGTCCTTCGGTGGCTCCATTGGATACATGGCCCGCGTGGCTGCCCAAGGTGCTGCACTGGATGACGAGCGAGAGCGCCGTGAGTTCCTTGAGGAGCGCATGACGTGGGATGAGACGGCCAAGGCTGCCTTCTACTACTCAGCTCACGCCTCCGTATTCCCGAACCTGATTGATGGCGGCTTGTCCGCTCTGAATGAAGCCGGGATCGACGAGATCGGTGGCCAAGAGATCGGCCCCATCTTCTCCAAGTCTCGTGCCTCTGGGCTCGCAGGTGACCCTCTATCGGGCAACGCCTCGCGCTCCCGCTTCTACTCCATGATCGGTGCCACTGGTGACTTGTTCACCGGCCAACCCTTCTCCGACAGCGACGTCAACAACCTAGTCGGGGCCTTCGCTCCGCTGGGAAAGCATGTCGCCGTCCAAGCCCTACTCAACCGCGCCACTGAGGTGCTTCCAGAAGAACCAGAAGACTAGAGCCCTCCGGGGCCTAGTGCCCCCTAAGGAAAACCTATGGCTCTATCATACGCCGAATACGTCGCTGATGGATCGACGAAGAACTTCTCCATCACCGTGGGTTACCTCCAGAAGTCACACATGTTTGTCTTCGTGGATGGTGCCCTCGCAGGCTACCGATGGATATCCCCAACGTCTCTGGAGCTGGTCAACACGCCAGCTTCAGGGGAGGTGGTCCGCGTAGCCCGTGTCACCGATAAGGTGAACCGCATCACAGACTTCTCAGACGGGCAAACACTGCTCGCTGGCGATCTGGATGCGGCCACGCTGCAGAACTTCTACATCTGTCAAGAGCTGCTGGACGGTGTCACTGATGGCATCTTGGCTGGCAACGTGCTGGTCACAAACCCGAACGGCTCCTCGGTTGTCACTGAGCAGTGGATCAACGAGCAGATCGAAGGTGCCTCTAGGAGCTCCCCAGTCATCCTTGAGCTGCTCTCAACCACCGATGAGAACGGTACCAGTATCGCAGCCGAAAGCTTGGCTCGGATCGCGGCGATTGCTGCGGAGACACAGTCCCGTATCGATGCGGTGGTTGCTGAGGCTGCAACACGACAGGCTGAACTCTCAGCTGAGGCGGCAGCCCGAGCTGCCGATGTGGCTGCGATCCAGAGCCAGATTGACGCTGACTTGATTGCACTGGCCTCCACGGCTTCAGCTCTCACACAGGAGATTACAGATCGCCAGACGGCAGTCCAAGAAAACGCGGACGCACTGGTGGCTGAGGCTCTCGCCCGGTCTACCGGAGACACAGCCCTCCAGTCGAACATCGACGCTGTTGTGGCTTCTGCTGGTACCAATGCGGCTGCCATCGTGGCAGAGCAGACAGCGCGCGCGGATGCTGACAGCGCCAATGCGTCGGCTCTAGGCGTCGTGTCTGCTGCACTAGCAGCCACCGATGCTACAGTAGCTTCTGAGACTACGGCCCGTGTGAACGCTGATGCGGCCATTGCGTCTGACGTTACGTCCCTCCAGTCCTCTATGGGGACAGCAGAGGCGAACATCATCGCTGCCAATGAAGCTATCGCTACTGAGAGTTCCGCAAGGGCTACAGCGGTCTCTGGTGTGCAGTCCGATCTCGGTACGGCGGAAGCGGCCATCATCACCAACGCGACGGCTATCTCCGACGAAGCAACCGCGAGGGCCACAGCGGTCTCTGGTGTGCAGGCTGCTCTGGATGACGCTGAGGCATCTATCGTCGCCGAAAGCACGGCACGCTCCACAGGGGACAGCGCCAACGCCAATGCGATTGCTGCAGTCTCCACCGATCTCGATACGGCTGAAGCTGCTATCATCACCAACGCTACCGCGATCTCGGATGAGAGTTCAGCGAGAGCCTCTGAGGTGAACGTACTCGAAGCTCGCCTCAAAGGTGGCGGTTCAGACCGCTTTGACTTCCAGAGCGGGTTCGATGATTGGAACGAGCATTACCAAGGAAGTCCACTGGACATCCTACCGCGACCTACGACCTTTTGGACCGTAGTGAATGATCCCGTCGATGGTGTTTACGCAGCCACTACGCCCGACGCCCAATTTCACTATCTCAGTGTGCGGCCTGTCTATCAGTGCATCGAGGGTAGGCGCTACCGGGTCACCCTCCGAGCCCGTTATATGGGCACAGGTGGGTTGAACGTAGAGGCCATGAGCGTGTTCGGGCGCGTGCTTACCGCTAACTACGACTATGCGGGTGATGTCCTACCGGTTACCGTAGGCACGACAGCCCTAAAGTTCACCAGCACAGGCGCTTGGCACACCTTCACCTTTGAGGTGTCAATCGATGCGACAGCTGCCACTCAGCCTTACTTCCGTCCGAGTGTATACACTCGCGGAGACTGGGTAGGACACAACGGCGACGTCCACTTCCAAGAAATGATTGTCGAGGAACTCGGCCAGTCCTACTTGAACACGGAAGCGTCTGTGGTCTCTGAAGCATCTGCCAGAGCCTCCGCTGACAGTGCGATGGCTTCGGACATCTCAGGTCTCACGACCCGTATGGGGGGTGCGGAGGCTGCTGTTATCACCAATGCTGCCGCTATCTCCGATGAGGCATCTGCAAGAGCATCTGATGTGACGGCACTTACCACAGCCTTTGAAGCAGCTGATGATGTTGTAGAGGCGTCTGTGGTGACTGAAGCATCTGCACGGGCTTCGGCTGACAGTGCCATGGCTTCTGATATCTCGGGCCTGACGACAAGCATGGGAGATGCTGAAGCTGACATCATCGCGAATGCTGCAGCGATCTCTGATGAGACAAGCGCCCGCGCAGCTGAGTTCACTGTACTCCAAGCCAACTTTGGGGAAGCACACGGGCACGGAAGCGTGCGGCCAACTTCAACGACGTGGACTACGGGGCAGGGCCCGGAAGGAAGTCTGCCAGATGCTCCTGCATCGTGGATAGGGACTGATGCTGCAGGGCTTCCGTATTTGGACCTGCCTGATAATTCCTCAGCACGGAGTAAGTCGACATACCCGTGGACGGCCCACTCGGTTTACGAAGCAGTGTACGAGGTTGAGGCCGTGTCACCAGCGACGATCTACCCGCAGGTAGCCTCTCTGGACGACACAGGTACTCCTCTTGCAGGAACTTGGTGGACCCACATCACCCAAGGTCAGTTGGCTGTGGGCCGACATACGGTCACAGTCGTTGTGGGCCACACGGCTGATCCAGCGACCGGGGTGTCCGCACTTTCTCAGGCGAACCTCGCAAAGAACGTCAGGTTCGGCATGAAGAAGACTGCCGGAGGTGAGGCCCGCATCTTGTCCCTACGGGTGCGTGACGTCGCTGAAGGTCTCAGCCGCGTGGTCACGAATAGCGCAGCAATAGTCTCTGAAGCATCTGCGAGAGCCTCAGCTGACAGCGCGATGGCTTCGGACATCTCAGGCCTGACAACAAGCATGGGAGATGCTGAAGCTGACATCATCACCAACGCATCTGCAATCTCAGACGAAGAGAGTGCCCGTGCCTTTGATGTGAACGTCTTGCGCGCTAAGATGTACGGGAGTTCTTCAATCCATCTCATCCCTGAGGTAGGGCTAGAGGACTTCCAAAATCTAACGTACGGAGACCCGTTGGCGACCACAGGTCAACACTGGGGCACTTACGGTGCCCCGAACGCCGCCCATGGCGTTCTGGCCTATGCAGTTCCTGACGGCGCAACCTTCAAATACCTCTACATGCGGCAGACAGTCCCTAACGTGGAGGGCCGTCGCTACCGAGCGCGTGTTGTGATGCGGTACACCGGGACTGACATGGGTTCAGGTACAGCTATCAACGGGCACTTCCGGTCACTGAGTAGCTCTTACGGCTACGTGGGGGCACCTGCGGGCTTCAGCTTCAGTTTCACCACGCAATACCAGTGGGAAACCGTAGAGTTGGAGTACACCTGCGTCTCTGCCTTCACGCCTTACCTCCGCTTCGGTATCTATGTCCGAGCCGATTGGACAGGAACCAATGGCCACGTCGAAGTGCGTAGCATGTCTGTCGAAGAAGTGGGCGCTGTTGCCCTAGACATTGAGGCACAGGTAGCCACTGAAGCGTCCGCCAGAACCACAGCCGACAGCGCAAACGCGTCTGACACTACAGCTCTCACGACCCGGATGGGCGATGCTGAAGCTGATATCGTCACGACGAGTGCGGTGGCTCTGGATGCTCAAGGCTCCGCCAATGCCATGTACGCCCTGCGACAGGACGTCAACGGAAACATCTCTGGTTTCGGGCTGTCCAACGATGGGGCTACTTCTTCGTTCGGCATCCTCGCTGATCAGTTCCTGATTGCAGACCCCAGTTCTCCGGGTGACGCACCAGTGGCTGTCTTCGAGGTTATCGGCGGTGTCGTACATATGACAAACGCCCAGATCGGTTCTGCAGTGATCGGTGATGCGACTATCGGCACCATCCACATGGTTGGGGGCTCGCTAGGTGAACACAGTATCGCAACCTCAGCCTCGGAAGGCTGGGCGAAAGCTGGGTACCCGCTCGCAGACGCCTTCGCGATTGCTTCGTTCGAGACCATTAAGATCGAGACGCCCACGATCACGGTGGTCGAAGGTGACCGAGTGAAGGTTGAGTACAGCTACACCCAAGAGGCTGAGTACAACTCGTTTGAGTGGTTCTCTTGGAAAGAGCTGGGCCGCGTACTCACGCCGGGCAACGGGCAGGTCGAAGTAACTGACAACCACATCCGGTTCATGAGTACCACCTCCAACACCAGCCACCTTCCTTCTACATACTTGGCGACGGAGCTTGTGACCAAGTCCTTCACGAGCGTCCAGTACGTGGATGTCCCAGCGCTTGGGACAGGAGGCTGGCCTGCTGACGGCATTGTAAAGATGGAGCTGCACCTTGCAGCTAACCGGGCGTGCAGTTCTTCAGCATCCAGATGTCTCTCTGGAGGCACCTACAGTACCACGAAGATCGCAGCGTCCCTCGCGGCGTCTCACATCTCCGTGTCTATTCAATCCATCAAGGACGGTCCTACGACCACCTTCGCGTAAACGCCCCCACATTCCCTGAAAGGAAATACCATGGACGATCCAGTGATCGAACCTGAAGACCTGCCCGAAGTAATTGCTGACCCTTGGGAAGGTCCTGAAGCTGATGCGATCCGCGACGAGCGGAACTCACGGCTCTCTGCCTGTGACTGGAAGGTGCTGCCTGATAGCCCGTTCCAACGTGACATGGGCAGCCGTGCAGCCTTGTGGATTTACCGCAAGTCCCTGCGCGACATCACCAACGCCTTCGCTTCTCCAGCGGACGTAGTGTGGCCTGAGGAGCCTTCCATCTAATGGAAAAGCTCCAAGGTATCGGCGAGTTCGTAGCCGGTATTGCGGTCGCAGGTTTGACAGGGACTATCCTCCTCTGGGGGACGGTCTCTGCCAACCGCGCAGACATCGAGAACATAAAAGGTGATCTGACCTATGTTCGAGAACGCATCGACACCATCTACGGCAACCCGCTAGAGGCACAGTCGGATGAGTAACTCCGCATCTGAAAAGGTCCTGCAGCTCCTGCACGCGACCGTAGCTGAAGCCCTTGGCAAGGCACTGAAGGAAGAGCCGAGCCCCCAGATGCTCGCTCAGGCCATCAAGTTCCTCAAGGACAACGGCATCGAGCCCGCACGCGACACAGACAACACAGCTCTGAACGCGCTCGCGGATACTATCAACTCTATCGAAGATGAAGGTGACCCGGACGCGATCCGAGACCTCATCAACTAGGACACCAATGAACTTCTCATCCATCCTGTATCTACTCAAGGAGGGCCGCAAGGTCCTCCGAAAGGGTTGGAATGGCAAAGGGCTGTGGCTGCAGATGCAGCGCCCCGATGCTCACTCCAAGATGACCCTCCCGTACATCTACATCCACACCGCTCAAGGCGACCTTGTCCCATGGACAGCGTCACAGGGCGATCTCCTTTCCTCTGACTGGGACCTCTACGATGCTCCATAATCTCGAACACTTCTTCGACCGCGCACTGGTCATCATCTGCAACACCCTGCGCATCACGCTCTTCCTCCCTTGCATCATCCCGATAGTCCTCTTCTGCTTACTCGGCATTGTCGGGAAGTGGTTGAACGACCTCGGCGAGGACCTGCTTGCTTGGGTCAAAGAGATGCCCAACTGGGCACGTCGCCACGTCTTCCCGTGCCATAAAACCATCAACCGAATACGAGCGGTCCAGCGTGCCCGAGAGAGCGCCGGTACCCATCAATGGAACCGAACGAAACGCCGCTGGGAACGAGTACGACAACCCACGGCCCCACAAGCCGCTTAGAAGCTCTCTGAGAGCCTTTCAGTTACCTCCGGTCCAATCGGGCCGGGGGCTTCTCGAATGCTCCCCACGGCACTCCTGTGTCGATTTAACAGCCACCTCTGAACAACAAGGAGTTCACACATGGCAGCACCGAAGGTCGACCCACATTGGGAGACCAAATACCCTGACCATCCCGAGGTCTGGAGGATGTACGAAGACTTCAAGGTCTTCCTCCACATCGTCTGGGCCCACCTCGGACTTCCAGTGCCTACGCCGGTCCAGTTGGACATGGCTGACTACCTGCAGTACGGCCCACGCCGAAGGATCATCGAAGGCTTCCGTGGGGTAGGGAAGTCCTACGTCACCGTGGCCTTCGTAATCTGGCTCCTCCTGAGAGACCCCGATCACTCGATCATGGTGGTCTCTGCCGGTGAGGATCGCGCTACGGCCTTCTCAACCTTCACCAAGCGTATCATCAACGAGATGGACATCCTCCAGCACCTCGCAACCCGACACGGACAGCGTACCTCCAATGAGGCGTTCGATGTGGGGCCTGCGGCTGCCAAGGGTTCTCCCTCTGTGAAGTCCGTAGGTATCTTCGGGCAGCTCACAGGTTCTCGTGCTGACACCATCGTCGCAGATGACATTGAGGTCCCCAAGAACTCTGAGACCCAGAACATGCGGGACAAGCTCGCTGAACTCATCAAGGAGTTCGATGCGGTCCTGAAGCCCGGTGGCAACGTCATCTACCTTGGGACACCCCAGACCGAGCAGTCTCTCTACAACAAGCTCCCAGAGCGCGGGTACGACATCCGCATCTGGCCGGTGCTGATCCCGACCGAAGCGTACTTCAAGCGCATGGGTCGCCGACTGGCTCCGTACGTCCACAAGCTGATGAAAGCGGGCCACGAGATCGGGAAGTCTCTGGACCCGAAGCGGTTCGATGAGGACGAAGTGGCAGAGCGCAAGCTCTCCTACGGTGCCTCTGGCTTCGCCCTCCAGTTCCTGCTGGACACATCCCTCAGTGATGCTGACAGATACCCTCTGAGACTGCGTGACCTGATAGTCATGCCTCTCGATAGTACCAAGGGTCCAGCCTCAGTCGCGTGGGGCCCGAAACGCGCCAACCTATACCATGACATACATACCCCAGGAATGGACGGTGACGGCTTCTACAGCCCCGCCTACGTGGACGAGAGCGCCTACCAGCCCTACACGGGTGCGGCGATGTTCGTTGACCCTGCCGGTAGAGGTAAGGATGAGACCACATGGGCGGTAGGCAAAGTGCTGAACGCCACGATCTTCATCACCAAGATGGTTGGTACCCAAGGCGGCTATGAGGACCACATCCTCAAGCGTATCGCTCAGGACGCCAAGGATCAGGCTGTGAACGTCATTCTCGTCGAGACGAACTTCGGTGACGGAATGTTCGAGAAGCTCCTCCAGCCCCACCTGACGGCCATTGAGTACCCCTGTCTGATCGAGAGCGTACGTTCCAACAGACAGAAGGAACTCCGCATCATCGACACTCTCGAACCGATCATGAACCAGCACCGTCTGGTGATCGATGAGGAAGTAGTCCGTGATGATGATCTGATGGTGCAGTCGTACACGGAAGAGCAGGCAACCCAGTACCGCCTGTTCCACCAGATGACCCGTATCACCAAGGTCAAAGGGGCCTTGCGCCATGACGATAGGTTGGATGCCCTAGCAGGGATCGTAGCTTACTGGGTCGATACGTTGGCTCAGGGTGCCCAGAAGGCCGCACAGAAGGCCAAGGACAAGATCATGGACAAGGCCATGAAGCAGTTCATCCAAGATCAGGTGGACCCTCGACACCGAGGACCACACAGGACCCAACGGAAGAAGTCGCGAGATGGCTTCTCTTTGAGACTGTAGGACCCTAAAGTCACCCTCGGTACCCCTCTGATAACACTAGGCAATAGAGAAGCTCAGTTATCGGAGGGGGCCTCCCTAAGGTACCTTAAGTATGCCGTAGGTTTTCCTGTAAGAGACTAGAGACACCCACTGGTATGGGTACCTCGATAGAGACCCCTTCATTGGACCTACCTATGCAGCTCAGAAGGTAGTCCTTGACATACCAGACAGGGGTCTCCCTGCCATGCAGCTCAGAAAGCAGTGCTTGACATTCCCCCTGAGAGGGAGATCGTTTTTTGTTTCATATCAACGAGGCACCTTATGATATTCCCGCGTCCTCGGTTTCCCCCTTGGGGGTCTCGAAGCCGCCCAGATGACAAGGGCCAGCACCAACCGCGTCACATCATGCGTCACAAGGTGCCCGGCAGCCCTGCTATAGCTCACACCGCGCCACATAATGTATCTAATGCGCGCCCAATGAAACCGTAGGTCCCGACCCTTATGCTCAATACGAGTACAAGGGAGCGATCTACTGTTGTTTTCTTGGTGTCAGGTATACCTTACATCCGGTGACTTTCGGTAACCCAGAGCAAGCCCAGAGCAAGCCCAGAGCAAGCCCAGAGATAGGGCCCAGCGGTGACCTTGAGTGACCTTGAGCCAACCCTTGATATCGCCTGATATCGGCTCAGAGACCACCACCAAATGCAAGCCCAGAGACAGCCCAGTTGACAGCCCAGAGCCCGGACCATTTACGCCGCCAAATCATCAGCCTGTCAGCCTTGAGAGACCTTGAGAGCCCTTGAGAGACCTTGAGCTTAAATGGGGTGGCAAGCCCTTGACTGGCAGGGCATCCGGTGACCTAAGGCCTGACCAGTTGACGTGCCCAGATGTCACCCAAAGCGGCTTGAATGCCTGCCCTTTTCTCCCCAGATCGGGATCGCCCCTATAGAAGGCTCGCGCGCGCGTTGCATCTCAACTGGGCCTAGGGCCTGCCCAGAGCGTCAAACAAGGTGCAACCCTGCAGCAATAGCACGGCGCAAGCCTGCAGCTGCAAAATAAATGCATGACGTGATCGCCTGTTATAGCAGGCCTGCAGAGCCTTTAGGTGCAGAAAGATGTAAAAAAGATGCGAGGTGGCACTTGCTATCAAGGTCGAGCCGTGGTCTAAGGTGTTCATCGACGCAGCAAGTGACTGCGGGGCGGGGCAGCGGGCTCCCCAGAGATAAAAGGTCCGCCGCGTCTTAGGACAACATCGCGACACTGTGAGACAGGGCATCAGGCTCTGCACGGTGAGGAAACAGCGACAGGGTCTAAGGCGGATGGGAGTTGCCAGCGCGAACGTCTGGCAGCGTTGATCTAGGGGAGGATGTCCGGGGCTGTTTGCTGTCCCGCTGACGATGGCCCAGCAAGGCCGAAACATCACGAGGTTCTACCATGTCAAAATATTTCGTCGTAACAGGTCGCTGCAATCTTGTCGGCAAGCATGAAGTGATCAACGGTTTCTTCAAGCGGTCCGAAGCACGGGATGAGATCGACTGCCTTAAGCACGATCGCGGCTACAGCAAGCTTGCCATCCACACAATGCCAGACAGTGACGATTTCACCATGGCGGCTGTCCATGCTCTTCAAGCCCAGCTTAACGCTGCCTAACCAGCTGCGACCTCTTCACCATTCACACCACACACCAACCGACCAAAACGAGGCTAACCACCATGACCAATTTGATCAATCTCAACACCATCCGCCGATCCGATAACAAGCTGGCACGCGGCGTCATATTCTATCGGGGACCCAGCGCAATCGATGGGCAGCCTATCGTCGCTGTCGCCATCACCAAGTCACGCAACACCAAGACAGGCAACATGGTGCAGACGTATATTCTGCGGGATGACATGAGCCCAACGGCTGCGATCCAGTCCGGCGCTGACAGCTCAGTCTGTGGCGGCTGTCGCCATCGTGGCGAGCATGATGCAACCGGCGCAGTCATACCCGGCACTCGCACCTGCTACGTCGTGATCGGGCAGGGCCCGACAGGTGTCTGGAAGGGCCTGCAGGCTGACCAGTATCCGACCGTTGACGCATCCGGCCTGTTCGCTGGCAAGTTCGTTCGTCTGGGCACTTATGGCGATCCTGCAGCCGTGCCATTCGATGTCTGGGCAGGCTTGCTGCAGGGCACCACCGGACACAATGGCTACACCCATCAGTGGTTAGACTGCGACAGCCGGTTTGCGCAGCTTTGCATGGCGTCTGCGGATACCGCTCTGGAGCGTGAACACGCCAACGCTCTGGGCTATCGCACTTTCCGGGTTCGCCCAGACACTGAAAAGCTCAAGGGTGAGTTTGTATGCCCTGCCAGTGTCGAGGCTGGCCAGCGTCTGCAGTGCGCGGCCTGCAAGGCCTGTGGTGGGACATCAAGCAAGGCGAGGGCAGACGTCACGATCACCTTGCACGGCGGGTCTGCAGTCATGGCCAATGCCAAGCGACGCGACATGATCGCAGCATGAGCGCCGAGGTCATAGCCTTCCCAAAGCCGCCAACCGCTCAAGAGGCAATCGACATGGTCATGGATCGCTTCGACCGGGATGCTGACGAACTGCGCACACTTTTAGCCACCCGCAAGGAACGCACAGCGCGATATGCTCGCCTGCACCGTGACTGTGAAGCTCGCCGCCGCCGCAACGCTCTTCGCCTCGTGCCCCGTCTGTGATTGCCGGTGTCAGGGTCCTACGGGGCCCTGCATCCCGCACTCATGCGACATCACACACACCAACCGACCAGAGGAAAACACCATGCAACTCACCACCATCAAAGTCACACCACGCGATCACCAAATCATCCGTGAGGGCATCCGCTTTCAGTTCGGGCAAGGGCTCACACCAGAGGCGCGGGTCTCGCAGCCATTCAATCCAGAGGATGGCGATCACACCTCATTCAACGCCATCTATTTTGACCGCCAAGACATCGACCATGATCTGGCTGACCTGTACGGCATGCGAGACTTCACCGAGCTGGAGCTGGTCGACGGAGACGCAGAGGTCGACCTGTACATCTACCGGCAGGGCAGCCTGCAGTGCAATGCGGACGCGGTCTGGCGCAATGGGCGCTTGCACACTGTGGATAGCATCGCGGCCAGCTCACTGGGCCAGCTACTCGACAACCGCAAGCGCAACACCACACGGCGCAAGGGTATCCGCAAGCACAACAGGCTGGCACGTCTGGCGGAGCGGGCAGCCTCCGCCGCCAGTGATCCTGCAGCCCTGCCGAGGCCTGACGGGTTCGCAGACAGTGGCCGGTCTGGCAACTGCGCAATCGTGGCGCTGGCGTCGCTGACTGGCGTGGCATATCCGAAGGTTGAGGCGGCTGTCTGGGCTGACATCGCCAAGCGCGGACTGCGCAAGCACAAAGGCCGCTGGAACGGTGCCACATGGACTGACCTGCAGTATCCCACAGTATCCGCGAAACTGGGCAAGCGTCTCAAGCAGACACGGATCGACCGGCAGCAGCTCAAGACGTTGTTTTCGAAGCTGGACCCAGCCAAGAAATACGCGGTGCAGCTCACCCGCCACATCGTCACCGTCCACGCTGGTCTGGTCATGGATCAGCAGGGCGCTTACCCGATTGCCCAATGCTGGTGCCGCACCAAGGTAGCCCGCAGCGTCTGGGAGCTGGCCTAGAGTTTACCTGTAGGTGGGGCCTCTATCGAGGTGGCCCTACCTTCGGTAAACCTACAGGGACATGCAGTATACAAGGGTGCGCTTAGTGAGACCCACCGGGGCTCATCCCCCACGAGAGGGTTAAGCGGATTGACAAACTAGCTGCAACCTCTAAACAACATTCACCACACACCAACTCCGACCAAGGAAAAAGATCATGAACGATATTCAATTTCAGGCTGCCATCACCACCGCCCTCCAGTCCAAAGCCGATCAGGCGATGCTGGTACCCGTGAAGGAGCGCAGCGAACGCTCGTACACGCTGGCCGCATACAGAGCCGCTGAGGCTCGCAAGCTGCGCCATGATGCCATCGCGGCAGGCCGTGCCCGGTACGCCTCTCTGGAGGTGGCCCAATGAGCGTCCGCGAGGCAGGCGTGCTGCTCCTCGAATTTCTGGGCGTTGTCCTGAGCTTCGGCACCATCGCCATGTGGATGTTCATCCTATCCGCCACCGCCTGATGCTCGGTGTCTGGGTCTCCATCGCGGGGCCCAGCATCCCGGCACCATGCCGACAACCCACACACACATGAGGAACGACCAAATGACACACGAAAACATCACCCAAGAAGTTGACGACTGGACGCTGACCGCTGAGGACCTGCGCCCAGACTACGCGGACCCACAGGTCACCGTGGAGAGCCCTTGCGGGGTTTACCTGTCCTCTGCCAGCCTTGCACTCGACACCGGGAATGCGATGGACGAGAACGGGCACGAGAAGCGCGTCCCAGACGAGGTGCTTGAGGCCCTCGAAGGTTTCTATGCCTTCGCAGAAGACGCGTTCCTGACAGGGGCAGCACAGTGAGCGCCCGTCTCGCGTTTCCCGTATCGCGCCGGGTCTCTCAGGTCACCCGAGGTGGCCTACCGTTTCACAAGTTTGCACCCGGCTGGTTCGACGAACTGCTTGAGGACCTCGACCAGTTCCAAACGAACTCGCTGATGATGGTCGACCCTGCGCTCTGGCAAAACAGGGACCGCAGGCTCACCAAAATCTACAAGGCGCTGTACGTCCGCAAGGACCGGGGCCGCGCTGGCGTCCTGATCCAGTCATTCGTGGATCACGTCAAACGATACCCACCAGTGGGCCCAGCTAACCTCTGTGCCTACGAAGCCTGATCACCCGCATTCACACACATCAACCGACCAAGGAAAACATCATGAACATCGAACGTATCAACATGAATATCGAACGCATCAACAAGCTCGCCGACATCATCGAAGCTGGCCAAGAGGCCAATGACTTTGGGTTCAACATGGAGACATGGGGCTCTCGTGGTCGCCGCACTATCGTAGACAAGAGCGACCACGAGAGCGGCCACAAGTGTGGCACGGTCGCATGCATTGCCGGGTGGGCAGTAGCAGCCTTTGGGGTGTCCGGGCGAGCGAAGAAGTTCAATGGCGACCGGGCGACTGACATGAACGTCAACTGCATGTCATCCGCTACGAAACTTCTAGGTCTGGGCGTGATGCTCAGTGAAGAGCTGTTCCTCGCCCGTGGGCAAGGCGTCTACCTCGGCACCATCACACCAGAGCACGCTGTCCGCACATTGCGCCTGCTCGCAGAGACCGGAGAAGTCGACTGGAAGGCAGCAGCATGAGCCAGCGCCAGATCGACCACATCACCCTGGACTTCATCCGCGCTGACGAATTGCGCACCCGCATGCATGCCCAGTGGGGGGTCCTGTATTTCAGGGCCGTCCGCGAGGCCGCACTGGAGGCATACACATCATGAGCGAATTTTGGAAAGAGTATAAGTTGGGCCCCATGGCGGGTTTCGAGCTGCAGTATCTGTTACGCTCGGTAGGCGCATCCGATTACGAGCTGGACGTCACGTTGAAGGCGCGTCCGCACCCAGAGCGGGCAAGCCAGCCGTGGGACCCTGTCAGGCGCTCAGGCGGTACCGTTTTGCGGTTCCTTGAGGCCCCTACAGTTCTTGTGGCGCGTTTGATCTTGGAGCGGCACGACCGCTGCGAGAACACAGGTACGCGGATCGCCCTAAGTAGGTTCGCGCGCACGCTGTGTGAGGATGTCTACGAGCATGACCGCGCCCTGCGGGAAGAAATTCGCAGCTGGGGCATCTCACTATGATCAAACAGATCGCCGATGAGGCCCAGTTCTACGCGTCCAGCCCGACACAAGAACTCAAGAACGTCCGCAAGGCACTGCGGTTCCATTCACACGCCAACACCGCGCAGGAGAGGGCCCGTCTGATCGCGGTCGAGAACCTGCTGAAAACCAGAAGTCGAAGAGCCCGCCGAGGAGGCGTATACGCATGACCGAACAGCAGAAACGAGAGACACCTGAGCTGGGCACCAAGCCTCCCGCAGACCCGATGGACATCATGCGGGCACTGGGGTTCGCCCCGGACTACGAAAGGCCTCGCACGGCCACCTGCAGGGACTATGAGGCGCGCCACGGGCACGAGCTAGAATAGTTTAGAGGTTGAAACTTCTGCCACCTCATGCGTTAATGTGTCCGCGGGCTGTCACCTGCTGTTGCCTACTGCGTTCCAATTTTGGATAGGTGTCCATCACCAGATAGGCGTCATGGGCACAGGGGAGAACACATGACCGATACAGAAGAACTCAAGGCCTTAGGCCGGATTATGAATGAGCTGCGAGCGATTGAGCCGGACTTCCCGGCCAGTTATGGCGCTGTGCTGATCTACGTGAAGAAACACCATGAGACGCACGGCGAGTGGCCTTCTATTGCCGAGGTGGCAGACAATACGGGCATGGCACGCCCGAACATGAGTAGGACCGTGCAGACACTGGGCGACCGGCGTCTGGGCAAGTCTAGGATCGGTGACGAACGACCAGCCAACGCTCGGAAGAGCCTGAAGCTGGTCGAACGTATCCACGACGACAGAGACCTGCGGATGATCCGTGTGAAGCTGTCACCGAAGGGGCTGGCACTGATCAATCGGATGACCGAACACCTGCAGTAAATTCACACACATGAGGACGACCAACATGGGAATACGAAACCGCAAGGACTGCCCCGGCTATCAGATCGATGTTCACGTACGATACGAAGGCAAGCTGAGACGACACCGGCAGCAGTTCAACGGCACCATGGCGGATGCGAAAGCGCGCCACGCCGAAGTCGAACACATACTGCTGACCGGAGGAGACCCTAAGGCACCCACAGCCAAGACTGGCGGGTCCAACGCGCTCCTACTGGAGGCAGCTCTCGAAACCACATGGGAGGTGTACTGGAAGCCAGCTGGATGTGCTCGGACACAGCGGTCGAACATGAAGGCTGCCTGCGAGGCCTTCGGGGCTGACAGGGACATCACGACCATCACGACTGAGGATGCGGATAAATACATCGCGGATATGAAGGCGATCCCGCTCGCTGCCAGCACCATCGCCAGCCGGTGTTCCTGCGTATCGAAGATGTTCACGCACTTCCATCGCCGGGGAAACATCAAGACCAAGCCGTTCTTCGACAAGCCCAAGATTGGGGACAACACCCGCGACCGGGTTATGACTGATGAAGAGGCTCAGGAGCTGCACCACCTGTTCACTGAGGTCTGGGACCATACACCACAGCGCAAGAACTCGGGTGCGCGGTGGGCCGACTTCATCACGCTGCTGATGGACACAGGCGCTCGGGAAAGCGAGATGTCGGTGATTGAAACAAAGAACCTGCGCGGATCGCTACTGACCCTCACCAAGACCAAGTCCGGCCATCGCCGCACTATCCCGCTGACCGACAGGGCCTTGGAGGCCTTAGAGCGGCAGATATTTCAGAATGGCGCGCAGCCGTTTTGTTGGGTTACCAAAGGTGGCTTCCGGCACGCGTGGAAATGGGCCCGTGACACCATGGCGCTGTCCGATGACGAAGGTTTCATCCCGTACGCAATGCGCCACACCCTCGCAACTCGGCTGTACGCCAGAACGCGGGACCTGATGATCGTTCAGAAGTGGCTGGGTCATACTGAAATCAAGATGACCCTGCGGTATGCGAAGCTACTGCCGGGAGACCTTGAGAACGCCCGTGACATGCTGCAAAAGGCGATGTGACGCGGACTGTGACGTGTGACGCGAGAGCGTGACGCGCATGTGACTGCTGTGACGTGCGGCTGTGGTGAAATTGGTAGACACGCAAGGTTTAGGTCCTTGTTTCTTAACAGAAGTGGGGGTTCAAGTCCCTCCAGCCGCACCAACATTCTTTAGATTTAGGTTCTGGTGGGCGATCTGCCCGACCTTACAGCTAGTTTTGTGACGTATGATGCCTGAGCCTTACGGGGTTCAGGTTTTTCACGTCCCAACTAGGACCGACCTCTTCACTGTTCCCCCAATGACCATGAAAGTGACGCGAAACGTGACACAACCACTCCCAAACTTGAATGCAATGGAATTTTCAGACGACCAACTCGCCCGTGAGATGGAACACGAGCAGGAAATGATCGACACAGGCATCGCCCGCGCTGAGAAGCGGACAGCCGAAGAGAAGGCTCGCGGAAACATATCGGCCACGGCAGGTGGCAGAGTGATCATGTCGCGGATGGCTGGGGAGCTGTCTGAAATGATCATCGAAGAGGTCGTACGCCTTGGGAGTGGTATGGTGCGCCGCAAGCCCCCGGAGCTACGCACACTGCAGCTGCTACCTGCCAAGGACACGGCTGTCCTCGCGCTGCGATCCGTCACGAACTCGCTCGCGCAGCTGGAAGGCTCACGCTGTACCACCCAGCGCCTTGGGTTCGGCATTGGGAACGAGATCGAGAGCGAATACCTCGCCCGCCTGTTCCGCAAGTCTGACCGGGGCCTGTTTGACCGGGTCCTGCGCCGCATCAACGAACGCTCTCGCAATCCTGCCCAGCGCCGCAAAGAGATCATTGAAGCCTACGAGAAAATCTCCGACGATGACGCGGCTCGTATGCACAATACTGAGAAAGTGCGGCTGGGTGTCTTCCTGCTTGGCTGCATTGAGAAGCTCGGGATCGTCCAATCGACCAACCTGTCCAAGGGTAAGAAGCTGACCAAGGTCTTCGAACTCACCGACACCGCGCTGGCTGTGATGCTCAAGGCTGACCAGATGAACGCTGAGATGTCTCCGTACATGTACCCAACACTGATCCCGCCACGGCCATGGTCTACCTTGAAGTCTGGGGGTTACTGGCTGCCGTTCAAGCGGGGCGGGCAGATGGTCGTGGCACGTAACAAGTCGAACGGCATCCGGTCGGCCAGCGAGGGTGACATGCCGCGCATGTTTGGCCCTGTGAACTACCTGCAGGCCACACCGTACCGGATCAGCGCCAAGGTGCTGGAGGTGATCAACAGGATGCGCTCCTCAAACATCATCTGTGGGAGCATGCCCCCGTCACAGCTGGAGACGATACCGGCGAAGCCTCACGACATCGAGACGAACGAAGAGGCACGTACAGTGTGGCGGCGAGCTGCCCGTGAGGCACACACTCGCAACGCCGCCATGAAGGGCCAGATGCTCGCTGTCGAGAAGACTGTGATGCTGGCCCAGAGTATGTCCAAGGAACCACACATTTACTTCCCCAAGGTCGTGGATTTCCGGGGCCGGGTGTACGACATGCCGAGCTTCCTGAAGCCTCAGGGTGACGACCTGTCCAAGGGCCTGCTGGAGTTCGCTCACGGCAAGGAGCTGGGAGAGGACGGGGCGTACTGGCTGGCCGTACAGGGTGCCAACGTCTGGGGCGAGGACAAGTGCCCGTACGATGACCGGGTCGGCTGGGTGGAGGCCAACGAGGCTCGGATCGTACGCGCTGCAGAGGACCCGTTCGCCGAGCGGTTCTGGATGGACGCCGACAAACCCTTCCAGTTCCTCCAGTTCTGTTTCGACTGGTGGGGCTACACCCAGCACGGTCTGGAGCACGTCTCACACACACCCGTGGCTATGGACGGGTCATGCAACGGCCTGCAGCACCTGTCAGCCATGCTCAGGGACAGTGTAGGGGGCAGGGCGGTCAACCTGTTACCCGGATCGAAGCCTGAAGACATCTACACCGAGGTCATGAAGAAGGTGGTGATCGATCTGGAGGAGCGTGCTGGTCTGGGAGAGCCGACCGCACAGAAGTGGCTGCCTCTCATGAAGCGGTCGACCGTGAAGCGCCCAGTCATGACGCTCCCGTATGGGGCGACACGCACAGGCTTCGCAGACCAGATCATGGAGGACACCATACGTCCGCTTGAGAAGGCCGGTACAAGCCCGTTCACCTCTGAGCCATACGCAGCCGCCCAATACCTCGGGAAGCTCGTCTGGGAGGCCACCAGCTCGACTGTGATCGCTGCTCGCGATGCAATGGACTGGCTGCAGGCGGTGGCCAAGGTGGTCGCCAAGGCTGGGCACCCGATCAGCTGGACGTCTCCGTCAGGTTTCGTGGTCAAGCAGGACTATCGCAAGTCCAAGAACAAGAAGGTCCCGCTGCTCATCGCGGGGCAGCGTGTCCAGATACAGATCGCGGACGGGTACGAGGATAAGATCGACAGTGCGAAGATGGCCTTGGCGATTGCTCCGAACTTCGTCCACGCCATGGATGCGGCGCATATGCTCAGGACCGTGGAGATACTGCTGGATATTGTAGGCCCTACGATCCACTTGTCGATGGTTCACGATAGCTATGCGACGCATGCGGCGGACACAGAGAGCCTTCAGTTTGCCATCCGGCAGGCGTTCGTCCAGATGTACCAAGAGCAGGACTGGCTGATCTCATTTAGAGACGAGCTGGTTGACCAGTTACCCGAGGAAGTAGGGGCAGCCCTGCCACCACTACCAGCCCACGGTGACCTAGAAATCACGGATGTTCTTAACTCCCTGTATTTCTTCGCATAACCAGACATCCTCCCCATAAAGCTCAGTTGTCGGAAGACCTGTGGCCCAAAGCTAACTTTAAGTCAGCCTTAGGTCTTCCTTCACCCCTCCCATCAGTAACATCAGGTATCCCCTATGTTTCACTTCACTGCCCCCGGTGGCAAAGCAAGTCTCTCTATCCGGTCATCCAATCCAGACCCAACCCGAAGGTTCTCCGTCAGTCTCTCTGATGGTTTCGCCATTGGTGCTTCAGGTCTGCTTGAGATGGCCGATCAGTTGGCTGAGTTCGCCATGGCTGCGGACCCTTCTCTGGTCCCTGAAGAAACCCCCAAGGAATTGGCACCCGTCGCCAATGCCAAGGACGTAGCAGCCGCTGAAGCTGTTGCCGGTGCCAAGGTGGAAGCTGCCGCTCTTGCAGACGCTGCACCGAAGAAGCCGAAGAAGGCCTCCAAGAAGTCAGCCGCTGCTGAGGCTTCAGAGTGATTAAAGTACGCCCTCGTACGGCGTTCATCCCTCTATGCCCAGCCGGTCACGGTAAGAACATCCTCGATGCTCATGCCGACCTTCAGTCCCTGCTGGCTGATAACAAAATCCACGACTACTCCGAACAGAAGGCTGGCCTAGAACACCGGGTCAAGCTTCGGTGTGTCTACATGTCCCGTGGTGCGACTGCAGAGACCACATTGTCGCTCTACCGCCCGAAGACCAAGGATGGCTCCATGCCACGTTTCTGGGTCTACGGACTGGGCAAGTATATGTCTCCCGGCGAAGTGCTGGCCCTCCATATCTTCGAGGGTACGGTCTATGCATTCAACGCATCAGATCGTGACATGATCCTGCGGACCTACCTTGATAGTTCCCGCCGATGACCAAGCAGTTAGACCTCGGCATGCTGCAAAGACACCGGGCCAGCCGTCTAGCGTTCGCGCTCATCGCGACCGTTCAGGACGAGCCACTTGAGTATATGGCCGCAGCTCTCGGGCTGACCCTCAAGACGCTGGCAGATGTCAAAGGGCTTTCCCCCGGCGACATCATGACTGCCTCAGACAACATGCTGAAGACGACCGGACTGGCTGACGACAACTACGTCACAGCCCTCCGGTCATTCATTCGTGATGAGGTTCCGGGATGACGTACAGCGTCCCCCGCTCCCATCCATCCCATCCATCTCGGCTTGATGCCGCAAAGGACCGTGACCTCCGGCAGGAGCGTCATGCGCTCCGCGTACGGAAGAACCAACCCTCATGGCCCGACACACTTCGACCTACTGGCGTGTCCGTTTCCTTCTCGAAGCTGGCAACCAGTTAGACCATCTCCCTGTCGATCTGCTCACTCGTCTAACGAACGAGGGGTACGACCTGCAGGCCCTAGAGCGGCTACAGACGTAGTCGCCAAACCTCCGCTGAAAGCAAACACATGAAGACTATCAATGTCCAAGGCGTCGCATCCTTCCCTCGTCTGAATGAACCAGACACGAAGTACGACCCTGCCGGTGTGTTCAACACCAAGCTGATCCTCACAACTGAGGCAGCTCTACCTCTGATCGCGCGCTTCGATGCGCTGCGTGATGATGCCATCGCCAAGGCTGAAGAGCAGTCGAAGGGTAAGAAGGCACAGGTCAACGACCACCCTCTGAACCCTGAATATGATGAAGAGGGCAACGAGACTGGCCAGTACATCCTGTCGTGCAAGATGAAAGCATCTGGCGTCTCGAAGAAGACCAACAAGCCTTGGTCTCGCAAGCTGCCAATCTTTGACAGCCAAGGTGCTGCCTCCAACGCGCAGGTCACCTCGGGTGCTGTCATCAACTGCGCCATCGAACCGATCTCCTACGCCATGGCTGGCAAGGAAAAGGGCAAGCCTGTCGTGAACTGCGGTGTCTCACTGCGCCTCGAAGCTGTCCAGATCATCCAACTCGGTGGTGGCAACCAGACCGCATCTGGCTTCGGCTTCGGTGCGACTGAGGGCGGCTACGTGGACCCGAAGGACGCAGCTCCTGAAGAGGGTGATGACGTGGAGGCCGAAGCCTCCGAGCAGTACGACTTCTAGTATGCCAGCTAAATCGCCCCGCCAGTTGGCGATCATGCACGGATACCGCTCGGGGCTCGAAGATGACGTACAGTGTCAGCTTCGGGCCTCCGGGCTCCCTGTGATCTATGAGGAGATGTTCATCCCGTGGAAGCTGGAGAAATCCTGCAAGTACACCCCGGACTTCATCCTCCCCAATGGCATCATCGTTGAAACCAAAGGCCGGTTTGTGACTGCCGACAGACAGAAGCATCTCTACATCAAGAGACAGTTCCCTGAGCTGGATATCCGCTTCGTATTCTCCCGGTCCAAGTCCAAGATCAGCAAGACTTCCAAAACCACTTACGCCAAGTGGTGTGACACCAAAGGTTTCCAGTTCGCCGACACTCTCATCCCGTCCGCGTGGCTGAACGAAACCACCAACCCTACGTCACTCGCCAAAATCCTCCAGCTCTTCGAGGAGCAGGGTAAGTATTTCCCCGAGTGACCTGACACCTTTTGTCACCCCAATGTTCCACTATTGTTCTCGTAGGAGCTTCCATGAGACAGATCAAAAATATCGTCGTGCATTGCACAGCGACCCCAGTCGATATGGACATTGGGGTGGCTGAAGTTCGTCGTTGGCATACCGAACCATCACCCCATGGTAACGGATGGTCAGATGTCGGTTACCATTTCGTGATCCGCCGTGATGGCACCATCGAGCACGGTCGCCCAATCAACCGCGAAGGTGCCCATGTAAAAGGTCACAATTTATACAGCATCGGGATCGCCCTCGTGGGCCCCGGAGGTAGCGTTGATAACTTCACTGATGCCCAGTTCAACTCTCTGGACTGGCTTATCCGCCTGTGGCCCCGCTCGACGGTGTGCGGGCACCGGGACCTCGACCCCTCCAAGGACTGCCCCGGCTTCGACGTTCTCGCGTTAGAGGCGTTTTAACACCCACATTTTCGCCCTTGTCTCGCGTTGTCATGGGGTTGACGTAGGCGACACTCTGTTGTCCTTACGCCAACCCAAAGCCTGCAGGTGCCGAAACTATTACGACCTTGTAACTATTATAACCCATCACACAGAAAGTCCCGACCAATATGATCAACATTGTATCCGCCATCCGCGCCCAGTTTGCTCTCATTCGCACCGCCCTGTTCTCCAAGGCTGGTTCTGTTGAAAGCCTCAACAATGACGTACGCGCCCTGCGTACACGCGCTGCTGTGCTCGCTGAAAGCCTGCAAGACCGCGCCAATACCCTTGAGAATAAAGTTGCTGACATGAACAACGAGATTGACCGCCTCGATACTGAGACTGACGAAGCGCAGCTGCTTCAAGTCGCCATGTCACGCCTCCTCGGCGAGGCTTAATGTCAGAGGCATATGTGGTCGGACGAGAACCTTGTCCCGACTGCGGGTCCAGTGACGCCCTAACGCGTTACTCCGATGGCCACGCCTTCTGCTTCGGCAATTCCTGCAAACGCTTCGAGCCCTCCGATGACAAATCGGGGGGTTCTTCTTTGGGAGAACCTCAAGTGAGCGAAACAACACGCCCCACTCGGGGCCTTATCCAAGGTCGGTATGCTGACCTCGGCACTCGAAGCCTGCGCGAAGAGACCCTGCGCAAGTTCGGGTATCAACTGGGCGAGCATAACGGCACCGCCTGCCACATCGCCCCGTACCATAACAATGACGGACAGGTGGTAGCCCAGAAGCTTCGCCTACCCGGTAAGGACTTCACCTTCGTGGGTGAGCCCAAGGCTGTCCAGCAGCTCTTCGGTCAACGCAGCTGGGGATCAGGTGGTCGCCGTGTGGTGGTCACCGAAGGCGAGATCGACTGCATGTCCGTCTCCCAGATACTGGACCTCAAGTGGCCGGTGGTCTCCGTGGTCAACGGTGCCAGTGATGACAAGACCATCGCTCGTTCCATCGACTGGCTGGAGACCTTCGACGAGGTCGTCTTCATGTACGACGCTGACGAGGCTGGAAGAGCTGGTGCCCTCGCGGCTGCCAAGCTCCTCTCTCCCGGCAAGGCGAAGATCGCACACCTGCCTGACGCCACTGATCCGAACCTCCTGCTGACCCAGCACAAACTCGCTGTCGTCCAGCAGGCGATCTGGAATGCCAAGGCCTATCGCCCTGACGCCCTCCGGTCCCTCTCGGACCTGATTGAAGATGCGGTGAAGCCTGTCGAATACGGCATGTCCCTCCCGATGCCCTCGCTCTACCAGATGTCCTACGGCCCCAAGCCCGGTCAACTGTGGATCGGTGGTGCCGGCGTGGGCATAGGCAAGACCGATGTCTTCACCGAGTTCGAGGCTTTCGATCTGAAGGAAGGCCGCAAGATTGGTGTGTTCCATCTGGAGCAGAACCCAGTCGAGACCGTCCAACGGATCGCGGCCAAGCTGGTCGAGAAGCCATTCTTCGCCCCTGACTGTGAGTACACCGAGCAGGAACTTCGTGACGCCATTGAGGCCTACGAGGACAGCCTGTTCATCTACGATCACCAAGGGTCAAGTGACTGGGAGGAAATCGAGCGCCACATCCGGTGGCTCGTGAAGGCTGAAGGTGTCTCTGCGGTCTACGTGGACAACCTCACACTCCTCGCTGCCGAGGCCGATGATGAACGCAGGTTCCTCGATGGTCTCCTCAAGCAGATGAAGTCTTTGGCATCCAGCCTCGGCATCGTCTTCCACACACTCTCTCATCTCTCCACGCCAGACGGTACCTCTCACGAAGAGGGCGGTCGCGTGGTTGCCAAGCAATTCACAGGTTCGCGCGCAGTCATGCGGTACGCGGACTTCATGTGGGGCGCTGAACGCAACACTCAAGCTGACGACCCAGTCATCCGAAACACTACGACCATTCGCATCCTGAAGGATCGCCTCACCGGGCGTTCAGCAGGCTTGACGTTCTGGTTGTTATACAACTCGGAGACTTCGCGTCTCATAGAGTGTGAGCGTCCAGCGGTACCCGAGAAAGGTTCCGACAATGACGCATCCGAGGCACAGACCTACGGTTTCTAACGTACCGGCTTCGCTTATCTACAAGGCTCTCGAAGAGTTCTGCCTTGAACCTGCCCACGCCGCGAAGGCAGTTTATGACGCTCTCGGGCTCGCACCTCTTCAAGTCTCTTTCAAAGCGGCAGGGCATAGCCACCTTACAGCTGTGCAAGAGGCGGAGTACCGACAGTACCGGCTCGATGCGGGCGCGGTTCAAATAGGGCGTGAGCTGCAAGACAGCGGCACCATCCGCGTCAACGAGAGCGACCGGTGCCCGTACAGTCACGACCAGATTGTCTCCCAGACTGTCTGGGTCCTTCGGGCACCTGAGGTGACCGGCAATGAGTAGATACTTCTTCGATGCCGAGACTGATGGCTTCGTAGATCAGCTCACCACCATTCACTCACTGGTCCTCATGGACGTAGACGATGGGACCTTGATCTCCTGCTGCGGCTTTGAGGACCCTGAGAAGGGCATGCCGGTCCCTGATGGATACTACTCCATCGAGTTCGGTCTCAAGCTCCTCGCAGAGGCTGATGAAATCATTGGCCACAACGTCATCGGGTTCGACCTTCTGGTCTTTAAGAAGCTCTACCCTGACTGGAAGACCACAGCGAAAATCACAGATACCTTGATCCTCACTCGGATGCTCTTTGCAGACCTGAAGGATGTGGACTTCAAGGCGCGTGATGCAGCCCACAAGCGCGGCCAAGAGCCTCGCCTGCCGGGTAACCTGATCGGCCTCCACAAGCTCGAAGCTTGGGGATATCGGCTCGGGTTTAACAAGGGTGACTTCGGCACCAACGCTGACTGGTCGACTTGGACACAGGAGATGCAGGACTACTGCGATCAGGATGTCCGCGTCACCGCACGCCTCTACCACATGATGGCCACCCGCTTCGACCTTGAGGAAGAGTGGGGCCCAGCCATCGATCTGGAGATGCGGTTCTTCGACCTGATCGTCAAACAGGAACGCCACGGCTTCAACTTCGATGTCGAGGGCGCGGAGGAACTGGCACAGGCCATCCGGCTTAGGAAGCTGGAGGCTGAAGGTCAGCTCTTCCACCTCTTCGAACCGTGGTGGGTTCAGGTAGCAACTGCTCCGATCAAGAAGACAGTCCGTCAGTTCATCCAGTCACCCCATGGTTCTGAGAGCCGCGTGGTGAAGGTTGAGACTGGCGAGACGTACCAGCACACATTTAAGAATGGCCGCGTCCAGACCCGCAAGGTGAAGGAAGAGGTCACTCAGTATGGGTACTGGGACATCAGGACTGCAGGCGATGTCTTCACCAAGGCTGAGATGCGCGTGTTCAATCCCGGCTCTCGGCATCACATCGCCAACCGGCTGAAGACTTTGTACGGCTGGGTGCCTACCGAGTTCACTGCTGGTGGTGACCCCAAGATCGACGATGAGATACTGGGGAAGCTTGAGTATCCCCCAGCGAAGGCACTGGCTGAGTTCTTCATGTTGGAGAAGCGGCTATCCCAGATCGCTGACGGGAAGCAAGCATGGCTGAAGCAACAGAAGAACGGTCGCATCCATGGCCGAGTGAATACTCTGGGCGCTGTGACCTCACGCTGTACCCACAGCAACCCGAACGTAGCTCAGGTCCCATCGATCATGAACGCCAAGGGAGTTGTCCCTTACGGTGGCGACTGCCGCGCTCTGTACCAGCCTGACGAAGGTCACGTCCTGATCGGGTGTGATGCTGCTGGTCTGGAACTGCGGTGCCTTGCGCACTTCATGAAGGACGAGGGGCGCTACGCCAACATCGTGTTGAACGGGAAGAAGTCCGAAGGGACCGACATTCACACGCTCAACCAGAAGGCTGCCGGTCTACCTACCAGAGCCAACGCCAAGACCTTTATCTGAATAACGGATCACCCAGCAGCGATGCTGGGAAGCAAACCTTGTGAACTCAGGGGACATCTCTCCGAGACAATCCTGAGCCAAGCCAGATGCGCGGTAGTCCAACGAAAGGACTGCCATGTACGCAAGATCAAACCCCACCTCCGACGCCTTCACGGCTTCGCCGGACAAATACCCTCAGGGCCGCTTCAAGCCGAAGCCCTGTCGGTCGTGCGGCGCGGAGTTCTATCCGATAGCACCCAGCCATCTTCACTGCTCTGACGAATGCTCGTCCCGCAGCCAGATGGACCGCTACCTGCAACGAACCTACGGGATCAGCGCAGACCAGTATGACAGTATGTTCGAAGCCCAAGGCGGCGTCTGCAAGCTCTGCAGCTCCGAAGGCTTCGTAATGAAGGAAAGCCACAAGCTCAAGCTGGTGGTTGACCACTGCCACAAGGGCGGGAACGTCCGTGGCTTATTGTGTCACAACTGTAACCGGGCCCTTGGTCTGTTGAAAGACAGCACCGAGACCCTCAGCAAAGCTATCGCGTATCTGGAAGGTGCAACGACTATCCCGCAAGGGAGTACCCCGTAAGCGCGGGGGAAGCGCAAGGCCCTCACTTCGGTGAGGTGATGATATAGTCTGATCTGCATGGTGACATGCAGCAGTGGTACGCCCACGGGGCTGGACTAGCGACCCAGCCCGAACACCATGATGCATTCCTGTACGGAGCCGGTGACGTCAAGATCGGGTCCATCGTGGCACCGAACGAAGACGAGCAGAACCAACGCCGTATCGGCAAGGCTCTCAAGAAGAAGTTCCTCGCAAACACCCCCGGCCTCAAAGAGCTGATCGTTGCCATCAAGGCAGCAGCTCAACGCGGATGGGTTCGTGGGATCGACGGACGACGCATACCAATCAGGTCGCCACACGCGGCCCTAAATTCACTCCTGCAAAACGCAGGCGCTGTGCTGATGAAGCTGGCTCCAGTCCTGATGTACGAACGGCTCATTGCCGAGGGTTACGTCTGGGGCCGGGACTTCGCCATGGTCGCACACGTCCACGATGAAATGCAGATCACAGCCCGTCCTGAAATCGCTGAGTACGTTGGCGAGATTGCCTGTTGGTCAATCAAGGAAGCGGGCGAGCGTCTCAACTTCAAATGCCCCATGGAGGGCGAAGCTGAGATCGGAACCTCTTGGAAGGATACCCACTAATGCGCCGATCAACATACGCACACGACCGCCTCTACATCCGCCGCGTCGCCAATGGCTACGTTGTGATGATGCGGTCCGAAAGTCCCGGCTCTCTTCCTGAGAAGGAATGGGTCGCAGAGACCGCTGCTGAACTTGGCTCTCTCATTACAAGCCTGATGGTCGAAGAGGTCTAGCGGAACACATGCAGCAACCCAGCCATCTACCGGCGCTGCTGACTGTTCTCGATCAAGCGTGGCAGGGCGGCTTCACCGCGAAGTCTGACCTTGCCCGCGAGTTCGCCCCAATCGTCGCACTGGCAACCGAACGTCACCTGATCACCACCAAGGTCAGTCCTGACGCTCACTCCAACAAACACTTCATCACGCCCACTGGGCTCACGACCCTTTGGTCACTGAAAGGTATCTCATGATTGTCATCAACACTCCGCAGGCTGCCGCTGCTGTAGCTCTCGGCTGCATCGGGCATACCGCCCACAACCAGTCTGTCCACTTCCGTGGCGCTCTGGAACGTCGCAACATGTCGCCCTTCAAGCTTCAGACCTTGTGCTTCTCAGTACAGCTTCCAGCCGCTGCAGCTCTCAACCTGCTGCGCCATTGGGATGGTCAGAATGTTCTGTGGGTCGGCGAGAGCCCAGCTGTCGACAAGGACATCACCTTCGACGGCTTCCACCTTCGCGGCCAAGACAAGTTCCACCGTGAGAGTTCTGACATGGAGCAGGTCCTTGAGGACTTCTCAAAGGCTGCCGAGGACATCTACGAGCTGGCCATCAAGAAGGGCATCAATGTCGTCGAGGCACAGATGTTCAAGACCATGGACGCTCCGATCACCTTGACGGTCTCAGGGTCCATCTTGGACTTCTGGAACCTGCGCAAGTGTTCAGGCCCTATCAGCCACGGCGCTCACTCCATGACCCGTAAGACTGCCAATGACTTCTGGTCTCTCATCGCAGCGGCCAACAAGACACTGACTGCTGTCTTCGAGGAGGTTCAACCTTGAGAGCACTCATCGACGCCGACATCATCCTCTATGAGGCGGCAACACGCTGCGAGCGCACCATCCCGTGGCCACATGGGAACGAAGGTGAAGTCCTCTGGACACGTCACGCACACCTTGATGAAGCTTGGGCCCAGTTCAACGACAGTGTCGCTGTGCTGATGGAGAAAGTAGGGGCTGATGAAGTCACCCTCTGCATCACCGACCGGGAGAACTTCCGGTACGACTTCTATCCCGAGTACAAATCCAACCGGAAGGCTGGCGTCAAGCCGATGCTGGTCTCCATCCTCCGCGACAAGATTGCTGCTGACCCGCGTGGTTACCGGCAGCCCCGTCTCGAAGGCGATGACATCATGGGCATACTGGCCACCAAGCCCGGTGCCGGTGAGACCATCATGATCACCATCGACAAGGACCTCCAGACAATTCCGGGGGATCACTACAATCCCAGCCACGATAAGTTCTTCACCGTCACCGAAGCGCAAGCCAACAGGTACCACCTCCTGCAATCCCTGATGGGAGATGCGACTGATGGATACCCCGGCTGCCGAGGGATCGGCCCGAAGAAGGCTGAGAACATGCTCCCCGAACTTGTCGAGAACGACGAGGTCAAAGGCATCTGGGATGACATCATTGTCCCTGCCTACGAGAAGGCTGGCTTCGACGAAGAGTTCGCTCTCAGTCAGGCCCGCTCCGCTCGGATACTCCGGGCTTCCGACTATAACCCAAAGAAACAGGAGGTGATCCCTTGGACACCACAGTAACCCTCGAAGACGTTGCTGGTACTGACCTTAAGGTCGGCCAGACCGTGGCCTACATCAACCGCTATAAGCCCCGTGTCTTAAAGGTCGGATACATTCTGACCGTAACGCCGAAAGGTGCGCTGATTGAGTATGGGCCCACTGGTAGTGATCGCACCATCTGGCGGCACGTCGATCAGCTCGTGGTGCTGGAGGAGGCTGAGGACCCTCACATTGGGTGCCCATCTTACCCCGACTGCGAAGATGGACCTCTTGGGTGTGCGATTGCCACAGCACCTGAAGACCTTGAGTGGTACGGGCACCGCTGATGGCATCGCTACTGGCAGACCATCGAAACCTCACCCCTCCCATCTCACCGTGCTCGGATAACTGGAGGTCCTGCGATCATTGCGGGGCCTCCCCCGAGGAACCCTGTAGGAACCCTGACGTGAATGCCCAGCGCCCCATCAACATTATACCGAGCAATTCTGCACCCACCGTACTCACACGCGGGCCTGACATTGAAGCCGTCCTCGATGAGCTACCACGACTGTCTGATGTCCCAGATCGTCAAGTACCCCTCATCGGCATCACCGGCCTCAAGCGATCCGGTAAGGACACTGCCGCTGCCGTCATCGCTTCGATCCTCAATTATGACCTTGTGCAGTTCGCAGGGCCTCTGAAGGATATGCTTCGCGCCTTGCTTGCAGGGCAGGGCTTGTCCCCTGAGGAAGTCGAGAGATACCTCGAAGGTGATCTCAAGGATGCCCCAACACCACACCTGCTGGACTGCTCCCCGCGCCACGCAATGCAGACCCTCGGGACTGAGTGGGGCCGTGAGATGCTGAATGACACCATCTGGGTGACCTTGGCTCTTCGGGCCGCAGGACGTTCAGACGTAGGTTCCATCATCACAGACGTTCGGTTCCCGAATGAGGCTCAGGCCATCCGTGATGCTGGTGGCATGTTGATCCGTGTCGAACGGGCAGAGCTGGAGCAGACATCTGCCCACGCCTCTGAGGTTCACATCAACGACATTCGTGTGGATCAAATCCTTCGCAACGACAGCGACCGTGCGAGCTTCCAAGCGAAGGTCGCAGCATGGACATGGAAGAGCTTCCTTCAGCCATAGCCCCGCCCAAATCATAAAGCTCAGTTATCGGAATATGAGATGAAACCTTTCCCCCAAGTCCCCGCAGGTCTCATCACAAAGCTCCAAACAATGTACCCAGACAAGTGTCCCAGAGAAAACCTCTCGGCATTTGATCTGGGTGTGTTGGCTGGCCAGCAGATTGT